GCCGAACCGAACGCCATCACCGGGGTGGTCTCTGGCGGGTTGTCGAGCCGGTACTTGTAGTGCAGCGCCGACTCGCGCATCTCGCGCAAGGTGGACCAGTTGACGCCGCGCCGCGCCTGGTAGGCGGCGAACGATTCCCGGACGATCACAGCCCGGCCCGGTCCAGTTTGGCGTCATAGGTGGCCTCGGCCACCATCTCGTCACGGCTCAGCGCGTAGGTGTACTCCTCACCGCACTGGCCGCAGATGTAGATCCGGCGCCCGAGCGCGTTGTGCGTCTCCTCGGCGTCGATGCTGTCGGCCCAGCAGTGTGGACAGTAGGTGCGCTCCTCGAGCGGCGCCGTCAGCCAGTCGTCATACGTCATGAGAACACCCCCACGATGAGCCAGAGCAGGACGATCGCCGCGAGCACGGCGAGCACCATCAATGGTGCCATCAGCAGGTGATAGACGATCTGCCTCATATATCCTCCCATCCGCCGCGCCGGATTGTCAGTATGTAGCGCGACACAGCGAAGCGTATCACGGCGTGTCAAGATGTGCAAGAGGCGGAGAAAGAAAGCGCCCGGCGCCTGGGAGGATGGCAGGCGCCGGGCTGGGTAGCACCGCCGCAGAGGGTGGGGAGCGGTGCGCGGCCGGGTGACAAGGCCGGCCGAGGCTTTGCGTCAGCGAGCGGCCGTCTTGGCGGTATCGTACAGGCCCGCCGCGGCCAGTCCGAGCAGCAGGCCGGCGATGACGGCGCTGTAGAGCCCGCTCGTGGCCCACAGATAGGCGCCGACATTGAGCAGCACGGCGACCACGACAGCCGCCAGCAGGCTCCACTTGCCGGTGACGCCGAAACTCTTGCACAGGGTCACGATAGCGACGATGGCCGGCACGCTTAGTACGGTGTTCAGAGTGTCCATCTCACCTCCCCCGTTTCTCGCATCCTACACGTGCGCGCGGTCTGGTCGTTCTCACTTCGGCCTACCGATGACGACGACCTCACTCCGGTGCCGCCGCGTGTTGGCGACCATGCCGCCGTTCGCGTTCTGTCCCTTGGGTGATGTGTTGCCGCCCACGCAGCGCAGATAGTCGCCCTCGCGCCGGATGACGACCTCGATGTGCTGCGAACCCCAGAGCGTCACGAGGTCGCCGGCGCGCGCGTTTGCGAACGGCACCTGCTTCCAGCCCAGCCCGCCGCGTATGGCCAGCGTCCAGCTCGGCACCCAGGCCGGCACCGGCGCGAGCTTGCCCTTGTAGCCGGCGGTGCGATAGCACCACGACGCGAACGAGGCGCACCATGGCTGATGGTAGGCGCCGGTCACGGCCTGATACTGACTTACGCGCGGCCCGTAGTTGGAGTTCGGCGGCTGTTCCTTCACACCGACCTCGCGTAGCGCCGCGTTGGCGACCTTCTCCGCCAGCGAGAACACGCCGAGGAAGGCGCACAGCTCGGCCGTCTTGCGCGTGGTCGTCTTGATCTTCTTGGTGCGGTGCGAGATGCGCCATGCCAGCGTGCGCGCCGCCGGACCCCACTTGTCATTGCCGGCGTTGAGTCCAGGACCGACCTTGATCGGCGGCTTGTGACGCCGCGCGTAGTCGACCATGGCGCGCTTGACTCGCTGGTTGCTCGGCAGGACCATGCTCACCTCACCGCCTGGAAGATTACGCCGATGACCGCCACGATCGCCGCGCCGAGCGTTGTGCGGCTCAGCCAAACCATGTTGTTCATCTGCTCCTCAAGCGCGACCATGCGCAGCTTGAGTCCGTTGCCGGAGTTGCCGTAGACGGTCTCCTCAAGATCGGAGACGCGCCTGCACGGCGAGCGGTCTTCGTCCAGCACCTCGCGGATGGCATCTTCCATCTCTTCGCGCACGACGTGGCGCAGCGCCCATGTCTGCTCACTCGTGAAGCCCGGTATCGACTGTGGACTGTGTGCTTGTGCGGTCATCGGCTGCTCCAGGTATCAGATGCCGACGCGCGCGGCACCAGGGGCGTGCATGTCTCTACCAGCACGATGCACCAACGGCAGCGGCTTGTCGTTTCTCGCTCACCCGCATCGCCTGGTGGCACGTCGCATATCCATCATGCCCCGCCGGTATCGACAGGCACAAAACCGCCCACCTCAGACATCACGAGCAGGCTTGCATCAGCCCAGGCTAGCCCGGTCCAGCGCCTCATCTTGCAGGGCCGCCAGCCGCTCCCATCCCAGCGTCTCAGCACGGCTGCGTAATGCATCGCTGGGGCCTCGAAGAAGCCGCCGGCGATGGCGGCCGCAGCCCCATTCTGCCTGCGTATGAGGCCAGTTCTGGGGCGCGGCGAGCGCCCCCGGCGCCATACATCAGCCATTGGCGATCTCGATATCGACGTATGGCAGCCCCACGGCGGTGGAGTCAGCCGCCAAGCTCATGAACAAGGCAGAGTCGGCGAAGACCTCCGGCATCCCGATGCCGAGCAGGTCAAGGATGCCGCCGCCGTTCGCCGATGCGACGCGGAAGATGCCCAGCAGGCGCAAGACGCTGACCTCGAAGCAAGCGTTGCCTGCTGTGGCGACAGACCCTCTTACCCGGGTGATCTTCTGGACGCCTGAATCGCCCGCCGCCAATGGAAGCTGCCACATCCGACCGACCGCAGGCGCGGCGCCGATGCCGACCGCTCCGGTGTCGCCGGCGTCACCGCCCTGGTCCAAGTAGTTGACCTGCACGGCCAGGTTGCCGGTCGGGGCGACCAGCGTCTTGACCCATATCTGGAGCCCGCCGTAGTCGTTGCCTCCAGGCACGCGGCTTGCGAAGGACGGCTGGTCGGAGAGGTTCACATCGGCGTTGTAGTCGTAGCCGCCGCAGCGGAAGAGCTCATCATAGAGGCGCAGCGTGCAGGCTACGGAGCTGGTGTACTCGACGCGCGTGATGTAACCCTTGGCGTCGACCCCGAAGCTGTTGATGCTCGGGTATCCGGCCAGCACGTCGGTCGGGACGATACCGTTGGCCGTGTTGCCGGCCGCCTCCGTCCCGGCACCAGGATTGCCGGCCACGCCGAAGACACTGTACGGCATCGCCGCGACGAGGGTCCGCGTGCCGGTCTTGCTCCAGTTGACGCGTTGCTTCGGCGCGGCTATGTACTGGTCAAGCGAGCTGATTGCCATCGCACAGGCTCCTCATGACGTATCGACCCAGAGGTCTCCTACCTCGGGGTCGCTAGGCTCCGAATCTGAGACGGTCAGGGTCGTCAGGCCGATGAAGGCGGTCGCCTTGAGCAGGTTCTCTTCATCGTCGAGCCGCGGGTCGCTGTCTGAATCGCTGGCCGTCGAGCCGCTTGTCCAGATCCGGTATCTCATTTCTTGCCCTTCGGCCGCTTGCGCGCCTGGAGCTGCTGCCGTGCCAGCATCCTGTCGAAGCGGCTGGAGCGCTGCCCCAGCGTGAGAGTCACCTCGCGTGCCGCGAGCCTGCCGGTGACGTGCTCGATCATCTGCGGGCCGAAGTCAGTGTCCACGTTCTGGAGCATCATGCCGGGACGGATATGCAGCGCCTCGATGGTCGAGCCGTCGGCGAGGTGGACCGGGCCGGTGAGCACGAGCGTGCCGGTCGGGCGCGGCCATAGGTGGTCGGCCAGATAGGCGTCTACTATCTGTTGCGCGTTGTTCACGGTACGGTCGCGCAAGTCGAGGAACTTCGTCTGGTAGTGCGTCCCGAGCGGACCATCGGGCTCGGATGCGATGTAGCAGTTCGCGTGGCCGTCCTTGGTGCGCACGTAAGCGACCACCCGGTTACAGAGCTCGCGCCGGTCGACGCGCACGTCCCACTCGCGCAGCGCCGGGTCGGCACTGCTTACGACGATGAGCTGCGAATCGGGCACGTCACCGGCTAGGAACGGCCGCCTGAAGAAGAACGTCCGGTTCTCTTCAAAGCCGTAGTTCCAGTCGACCGTCGCGGCGACCTCATCCATCACCTGCCGCCGCGTGGTCGGTTCGCTGATGCAGAGCTGTTCGATGATGTAGCCAGTATTGTCGCAATCCGTCTTGTCGATGTCTCCGCCGGTCACCGGGCGCGCGAGGTTCATCATCACACGCTCTGGCGTCACATCGTCACCGAGGGCGGAGCCGTAGACCAGTATCTTGGTGATGTCGACCCCGAACGGGCGGTAATCGGTCTCGATTCTCTCTCCGACAAGGTAGCGCATCAGTCCTCGCCTGGACGCCAAGTATTGTCCACTATCTGCTCGAACTGGAAGACGAGAGAGGCGGCTTCCGATGTGATGTTGAGTTCGTTGCCAAAGTAGAGCACATAGGAGTCATCCTCGCTCCATGTGCCCTCCAGCGTGCGATGCTTGTTCGGACTGCCGGGCGTGGAGAACAGCTTGAGCTCAAGGCTCGGGTTGATGAGCTTCGTGTCGATGCGACACTTGACGATGCGCGCCGCCTCGATAGGCACGCCGAGTGGATACCACCAGGCGCGCGTGTTAGCTCCCTTCGGCACTTCTATGTCGTGCATGGCGTACATCGCCAAGATGGGGTCGGCCGAATCTGGGTCGATCACCTCGGTCGTGAAGCAGTCCGCCCAGCGCGACGCCTGCCCTGTTTCCCAGTGCGTCATGTCGCTGTCGACGTAGTTGCGCACGAAGGCTTCATCATCCTCGAGCGCGCAGATGAAGCCGCCGCACTCCAGCCTGAGCGTGTCGGCCTCATGCGGCACGGCGTCTGGATCGTCGACGCGCCCCTCCCAGAGCACGAACCCGTCCACCGGGTCGCGCAGCACGATGTCTGAGTCGATGCGCTCGTCCTGAGCATCGTCGCCGCGCGGCACGCTCATGATGACCGACGCCGCCGTGAACCCGCCGCGGCGGTCGATCTCGAATGTCGCGTCGATGATGTCGACGCCGCTCATGAGCCGGTCACCGGTTCGGGCCACATCTCCCAGCGCGGCACGTAGCTGCCGTTGAGCAGGAACTCAGGCGCGGGGTTGGAGCCGTTCGGCTCCACGAGAATGAACAGGTTCTCGCCCTCAAGCCCGAGCTTGAGCCCGTGCCCACGGATGCGCCGTGCGGCTGGCCGTGCTGCAGTCGGCGCCTCGGTCGTGGCGTACTCGTGGTCATACATCCAGCCGAAGCGGACGTACTCGGTCTCCTCATCGTAATCGTCGTAACGCAGCCACCCAAGGTCAGACGGAAGGCACAGCACGGTGTCGACGTAAGCCGCCCCATGGCGAGCTCGAGCCCAGATGCTCGGCCCATCGTCGGACCCGTTCATCCACGGCCCCAGGTCGACCCACTCCCAGCGCGGCTGCAGCAGGTAGCGCGAGCGCGGGTCACGTGCCCATCGGTTTTCCTGTCGGCCCTGCGAGATCCAGCAGTTGTCCACGCCTGACCCGCCCGAACACTTGGCCCGCGCGAACAGGCGGTAGCGTCCGGTCGGCAGCTTCGCCTGGTCGACGATGCCGTACAGCATGCGCCACTCGGTCGTCACAGCCGAGCGCAGCCGCATACAGTCACCGCGCGGGTTGATTGCTCCCTCCTCAAGCTCCCAATCGCCCGGCTCGGTCGCATCTTCGGCCTCATAGAGGTAATCGCCGGTTACGGCGCCGCTGTGCGTCACCGCGGCCAGCACCATCTGGATACCGACGTTCTCGCCTCCCCAGCCGCGCGTGATGGTGAAGTCGAGTGGCATCGGCGCCTGCCCGTCGAGCGTGCCGACATCGACCAGCACCGGACTGGTCAGACGGCTCGCCGTCCAGAGCGTATCGCGCTCACCGTAGACCCACGGCTCGGCCACCAGCTCGACCGTGTAGATGCCGACGAAGGCGCGGTCCCAGGCGTAATCGAACTCAGCGATCGGCGTCTCGTTGTGGAGCAGTCTCAGGACCGCGGGGCGGGTCGCGCCGCGCGGCGTGATGGTGAGCGTGTTCGTCGGCTTGGCAAGCTCGGCGCGCAGCTCGTTCTCGGCGCTGATGAGCTCGTCCTTGGTCGACGCCTCGAGCTTCACCTTGAACGACGGATGACGCAGCGCACTTGTGCGCAGTCTCACTTGCGTCTGCACGTCGGCATAGGGGTTGTCGGTCTCCTCGGCCGTGCGCGAGACATGGCCCCAGTCGGGCAGCGGCATGACCACGAGGTCTTCAAGGTCGCCCAGCTTGGCCTGCAGGTACTCAGCCATCAGGCGGCCCCCTTCATCAGCCGCGCCACGTCGCGGCCCATCTCGCGGCTGACCATGTCTGTTATCGCCCGCGAAGCGTCGCGGCTATTGCCGACGAACGTGTTGCCGGTCACGTTGACGACCACGGTCGGCACGGCCTTGCCCTTGTCGAGCGGCGTGACCAGCTCGGTCCCGTGCAGGAGCGCGAGATAGCCCGACCGCGGCCCGCTCGCGACGCCGCCCTCAGCGAAGCCCGCCAGCCTGTTGTACAGCGGCGCGCCCGGACCCCAGTACCACGGCGCCTTCGCTTGCGCCGCGTAGGTGCCGGCCTTGCCGATGCCGGCCTTCTTCATGTAGTAGTTGTACTTCGCCGAGCCGCGGCCGTACTTCTGCGCCAGCTTCTCCTCAAACGCCGCCTCCGTGCGCTTGCCGGCCTCGCCCTGCTGCCGCGCCTGCGACATGGCCGCGATCATCTCCTGCGCCGCCTCGCCGGCCTGCATCAGCTTGTTGGCCGTGAAGTCGATCGCGAAGCCGAGCCCGATCATGCTGGCGATGGTGCCGACGCTGCTTGAGCCGATCGTGGTGTTGAGGCGCGCGAACCGTCCCGATGTCGTGCGCGAGGCAGTGCCGACGTACTGCAGCGGCGGAGCGGCGCGCACCGAAGCCGTGCCGACGCGGCCCATGCCGGTGCTCGCGACCGCGGCCGTCGTGTTGAGGCGCGCCACGCTGCCGGTCGCCGCGACCGACGATGCGCGGCCCAGGGCTGCGACCTGTCCCGCTGATACGGTGGACGCACGCCCCAGATTAGCCACCTGGGCACTGCCGGCGCCAGCGCCGCCGCCCTTGAACAGTCCGATAGCGGTCTGCGCGCCACGCGCCACCTTGATAGCTGCGCCGGCTACCAGCAAAGCGCCAGCGATCTGCGGCACGTAAGGCATAATGGGTTTGATGTCCTTGAGAAGCTCGCCGAGTCTCTCGATCATTGGGGTAAGGGCGGGCTCGACATTCTCGGCGATAGCAAGCTGTAGGCCGAGCCATGCTAGATCGAGCTCACGTTGCGCGGCCATGGCATCGTCATAGTTCTTGAGCTGCTTGTCACCCCAGACGAGCCCCATCGACTCGATCTTCTTATTGAGGTCGTTGATCGTCTCTTCTGACTGACTCAGCCATCCGGTCAACGCGCCACCGCCGCGGCCGAACATCTTGAGCGTGATGGCCGTCTTGGCGGTCGCGTCGCCCATCTGCGAGATGGCGTCACGCACCTTGAACAGAATGTCATCGGCATTGAGCGTCCGCAGGTCGGACAGGCTGATGCCGAGGCGCTCGAATGAAGCGATGGCCGTCTTGTTGCCCATGCGCGCGGCGTCGATGTTGCGCGACAGGAACTTGATCCCGGTAGCGCCCGTCTCAGCGTCGACGCCGTAGCGTCGCCACTGAGCGGCGAGACGCGAGGCGCCGGCAGCCTGCATCCCGGTCATGCGCGTGATCGTCTTTACGCCCTTGCCGTAAGTCTCATAGGTCTTCACGGACTTGCCGACCACGGCGGCGAGCGCTGTCCCGGCGCCGAGAGCCATGTTCGCGCCCTTGTCGAGCCGTTTGCCCCAGCGGTCGGCGTCCTGGCCAGTGGCGCGCATCTCATCGCGCGTCTTCTTGAGCGCACTCACGGCGCCGGTGGCATCGCCACGCACGCGGACCAGAAGATCGTAGGCGTTAGCCATCAGGTCACCCTCGCTCCCAGCCTGCGAGCGAGCTCAAGGAACGCCTCTCGCCCGGTCTTGCGCTCAGGCTCACGACGCATCGTGTCGGGCATGAAGTCATCGAAGGTAACGGGCTTCGACTTCGCCCCGCGGTGCGCGTTGACGAGGATCGCTGCGAGCATAGCGGCCCGCACGTACTCGCCCCGCTCTCCGAACGGCTCCATGCGCTCATAGAGCATCCACTCCGTCAGCTCCTCACTCGTCGTCCGCCTGAGCAGTTCGCTTACCGTACATCCCAGTGCCAGAGCGAGCCGGTGGTAGAAGCGCCGCTCCGGCCGTTTCAGTTTCCCGCCAGCCGCTCCGCGTCGCTCGGGAGCAGGCCGGCCAGGCTGGCCCCGACATCGTAGAGCCGGTCCAGCACGCTCGCGCTCTTGCCGGACAGCAGTTCCACGTCGTCATCAGAGAACAGTCGTTTCCCGTCCGCATCGCACAGGATGCGGACCAGGAACTTGGCGTGGAAGTTGCGCGGGTCGACGCCGCTGGACGGGTCGGAGCGGTCTCGCAGGATAGAGCTCTCGAATGAGTCACGCTCCTCTCCCGTCATCGCCTTGAGCCGGACCGTGCAGCCCCACTCAGGCACATGCACGTCCTCATGCCGCAGATCGTCAGCGGCCAGGATGAGGTCGCGCGTGCCCTGCTTCTTGGCTGCCATCAGGAGCCGCTCCCGGTAACCGTCATGAGCACGTCTCCGGTGACGCGCAAAGTCACCTCGGCCGTGACCGCCTCATCGATGGGGAAGTCCATCGTCGGCTGCGTCTTGACCAGGGCCGCGAAGGCGAGCGTCATGGTCGGCGTGGTCGGGTCGTCCTTGATCTGGAAGTTGGTGGGCTCGTCGTCCTCGGCCGCGTCCCAGAGCGCCTTGTGGATGGCATTGCCGGGGATCCAGTTGATCGGGAACGTGCAGTCGCCGTAGTCCTTGAGCCCCATCAGGTACTCTTTGGCGGTCGAATCGTGCGAGGTCACGTCGATCTCTTCGCGCTCTCCTGACGGGCTCGTGATGTCGCCCACCTCGGGCACGCGCTGGAACGTCTCGGGCGTCGACCCGTTGCCCATGTAGAGGCTGAACGGATGGCTGCGGATTGCCTGAGTCTGGGTCATGTCGCTCTCCTTAGTCTGTGCTTGTGGTCCAGAACAGCGCGTCGATGATGACGCGGTGCAGGCTGGTCTCCGGGTCGGGCAGGTCGTTCTCACTCTCCACCGTGAAGCTGGCCGCGCGCACGGCGGTCTTGACCGCATCGGCCACCGCATGCGCGAGCGCATAGGCCGAGTCCTCGCCGTCAGGCTCGGCCCAGCAATCGATCTGGACCCGCGGACGCTCCCAGCCGGCCAGCCCGTCGTGTGACACCGGCGCGTCACCGAGCGAGACCTGCCGGTAGACGATGCAGGGGAACAGCGCCGCGATGGAGTTCGGCTCCGACTGCGGCAGGCGGCCGGGATAGATGCGTCCGTCGACCATCGACAGGAGCGCGGCGTCGGCGCACAGTGCGTCGTATGCCTGCTGTACGGCACTCACCACTTGCCCCCAGCGATCTCGCGGCGCACGATCTCGGACACCTGCGAGCGCGTCGCATCGGCGGCCGGCACCAGATAGGGCTGCGCGGGCGTGTTCACCGTGCCGAACTCGACATAAGCGCCGTAGTCGACGTGCGGCCCCACGTCGGCGCCCATCGGGATCGGGTCGACGCTGATCGAGCCACGCAGCGCCCCAGTGTCGACCGGCGCGCGCAGCTTGGCCTCGCGCTCGATGATGTGAGCCCCCTTGACGCAGGCCCTCCCAACGACCTTCGGATAGGCTGCGATCGTGCCGCTGATATCGGCCATTGCCTTGTCTGCGCCCAGTATCTTGAAGTCGAGTCCGCTCATGCCCCGACCTCGGAGAGCTCCAGCATCAGATACGCGGCCGTCTCGCGCGGCTCGCCCATGATGGCAAACTCGCGCGGACGCACGAGCGTCTTGCCGAACCGCTCCAGCACGCGGAAGCGGTCGCGCCGCGTCACGTCCGTGCCGAGCGGCAGGCGGGCGCGACCGACCATGACCGAGTAGGTCGGGTCGAGAGTGGCACGCTCCGTCGCGCTCAGGAAACTGAACATGCAGGGGATGCGCTCGCCGGCGACGTAGGACTCCACAGGAGCCCCGTAGGAGTCCTCTGTCGTCTCGCAGCGCATCACTTGGCCTATGTCCCTCATCTCGCTCTCATAGGCCCGCTGAGCGGCTGTGAGTGCGTCAGGACGCAGGCGCATCGCTCTCGTCCAGTCCCGGCGGCGGCGAGGTCGCGATGCGCACCGGCGAGGCGTGCGACCGTGCCCGCCAGCGCCGCGCTTCCGCCCTGGCGTGCTGGTATGCCTGCGAGCGCGCCAGTGATGCGCCGTCCACGTTGGCATCGACCTCCTCGATCAACCCGGCTGCCTTCTCATCCCACACGTCGGCAGCCGCGGCGGCGAAGTCGTAAGTGTCCGCCCACGTCTCATCGCCGGGGTCGCGTCCATCCGCGTCACGTAGCGGATGCGCCTCGATGTAGTCGGCCAGCGCGCGGTCATCGTAGGTGTCCGCGGTCGGCTCTGCAGTCATGCGCCGCAGACGCGCTATCTGCTCGTCAGTCGCGCTCATCGGCACCTCGGCACGGTCAAGCTCACGCCCGGCTGCGTGCCGGACGCTCGCGATGATTACGCCCTCAGTCTGACGTGGATGAGCGGCGTGGTCGTTACCGACTTGAGGTGCGACGCAGGACGGCGAGCGTGGCGACGA